CTCCGATTAATTTTTGTCCTGCAATTTCAAAAACAACAGTACCGCCATTATTGCCACCGCCTGAAAAACCACTACTCGTAAAACTTTGATTATTTGCACCGCCTCCAGTTGATGAAGATGCGCCACCACCCCCGCCACCTATTGAGCCACCTATCGATTTAGATTTACTACTAAATATTGACCCCAAAGCAACCAATCCAACACCCGCAGCAATAGCCACATAAGGATTTAATGATTTTAAAGCAGTTTTAACCGCGATAAGTCCAACACCTATTTCAATAGCCATTTTTCCCATTTGAATTAATAAACCTCCTAAACTAGCTAATAAAGATTGTCCAATAGCTCCTAAAACACTACCGCCATTTGCTAAAGCGTTCCCTATTGCAGAACCTATACCCGCAAAAGTGTCAACTAAAGCTCCAGATATAATTTCTGATGCTCTACTATTAAAATCATATAAAGCTTGTGTCATAGCTACTAAAGAGGCGCTTACTTCTTCTGGCAACATATCCAAAGATGCTTTAATAGTATTCGGTAACTCTTTAACCTTATTTCCTAAAGCATCAATTTGACCGTTAAAAACTGCAATACTATTCACGTCAACTAAAGGCGCGGATATCATTGGCAGTAATCCGCTTACTTGTGGTGTTACGAATGATTTTGGCGCTTTTTTAGTTTCATTATCCCCAAAAAAATTAAAACCCTTAGATTTTGCTATTTCAGCCGCTAATTTATTATATTTTTCAGCAACTGATAAATTAGCATTCATTGCTTTTGTACTTCCATTTACAGCTTCTTTCCTATTTTTTTCAGCGCCAGACATTGCGTTAATTATATTAACTGATTGTCCAGATGCCAATAAAAAATATTCTAAAACTCCTAAATGTTTTTGAGTTTCATTTTTTGATAAGTTTTCTCTTTTAAGTAATTCTTTTGCAGCTTCTCCCTGTGCTAATGTTGCAGTAGCTTTATAAAGCATCATTTGAATATAAGCAGCACCATTTTTAACAAGTTGTTGTTCAACTTCATCTAGGCTTTTAACTATTCCAGTGGTCTTACCCATTGTTTCGTTATAATGTTCAACTACTTTATTTTTATTTAAAAAACCATCTTTTGCAAGTTGAACTTCGTTTGTTAATTGCTTAACATCTTCAGCAGCTTGTATTACAGTTTGATTTGTATATGCTTCCGATGTAGCTTTTTTTAATGCATCGCTATAAGCATTTGTATCACCCGTTAATTTATCAATAACATCTCCAACACTTAATCCACTTTGAGCCATTAAAGTTAATCCTGTTGTAAGCAAAGAAACACCTAACAAAATACCACCAGAACCCATTAAAGAACCAGCTAAAGCCTTTAATGCGCCACCTGTTGAACCCGTAGATTGTTTAAGATGTCCAAAAGCCTCTACCGTTGCAGTAATATTATTACCAATACCCATTATTCCATAAGGCGCATCTTGTGCAATACGCGAAAACTGCATTAAAGCATTACCACCGTTTGCAACTTTTGGCGTCATTCCTGCAAAAGAAGTTCCTGTATCTTTAACAGTCGTTTTAAGGCTGTTTAAATTTTGTTTGGCATCTTTTATTTGAGAATTTATTTGAGTAGTATCTAAGCCTAATTTTAATTGGTCTAGTTTTACTTTAGAAAGTTCTTTTATATCAAATTCAACTTCTTTGATTTTTTTTTCAAAGTCGGTTATATCTGCTCCTATTTCAACTGTTATTTTACCTCCTGCCATTTTTTAAATTCTTTAATAAACATTTCTTTTTGAGCGTCTGATATACTTCCGCTTTGTTTTTTGTCTTTATGCAATGGTAAAAATTGCTCTTTTCTTTTAGTCATCTTTTTAGGGTCTTGATGTGGTGCAATATAAGTGGTCCACATAACTTCCCTTAACTTTTCCCATTCGTACAAATCTATTCTTTTATACGCAAAAAGCCTGATTTGAAATTCTGCCCACGTCATATCGTACACGAAATCCAAATCAGGACATTTAAGTTCACCAAGAGCAAAACATATTACATCTTCGCTCCAGTTTATTTTTTCGTCACTTTTTTTTTAACTTCTTGATTTTCATTAACTGGAACATCTTTTGTTAAAGATTGTCTAAAAGCCTCAAAGAAATCAAAAATAATACTATTATCAATTCCTAATTCATCAACCCATTCAGCAACATCAAAAGCATCAAAAGGTGCAAATTCGTTTTTTCTAGTATATCCAAAAGATAAAGAATAAAACATAATTAAAGGCATCCATTTAAACGGGTTACCTTTAATTTTTTCGTCTATTTCATGAAACTGTATATTTTCTTTTTCTAAGAAGTTCCCCAAAAATCCTAATCCAAAATGAAATGTTCTTTTTTCGCCTCCTATTTCTAAAGTTATCGATTTCATTAAACGTTTGGATCAGTTAATAAAATAGCACCATCACCATCGATAGTAGCACTAAATGTAGTTACTTCGTCACCACTTCCAAAAGTAGCGCTAAGGTCTGTTAAATAACCACTACCGTAATACTTCACACTTGCAGCATCGTCAATATCAGTATCAATTTTCCATTCAACTAACGTTTTAGCTTGTTGCAATAAAAATAATGCATCATGTGATTGTTTTGCAGTATCTCCTCCAGCAGTTGTAGTATCAATATATTCACCCTCTGCATCGATTGAATAGCTAAAAGTACCCGGTGTTTTTTTAACTACACCCGGAAAACATTTTGTTTGACTTTCAATCATTGCAACGGTTGTATTTAAACCATTTGAAGTAAGACAAGCTACGGGCTTGTATGCAGCAGTATCGTAAATGTACAAAATACCTTTTTCACCTCTTATACTCATTTTTTCTATTTTTTTAAGATTAATTTATTTATTTTCAAAGATATAAAATTATTTATAATAATTCTAAATAATTACTTTAATTATTCAAGTGTTAATATAACGCGTATAAAGTTTCTATAAACTGTTTGCGTTTCAGAACTGCTATCTAAGTTTGAAGGAAACTCATAACGTGTATTTAAAACACTATATCCACTAATTGATATATTTTCAATAAGTGCTAATATTGCATTTTCCATATCGTCGTTTACTACTCTACTACCTACATTTCCTGCACCATTATAAATAGCTACAATATCTAATAACGTGTAACTAACCCAACGGTTGCCACATTTGGTAGCTTTGTCGATTTCTTTATCTTGTGTAGAAATAAGGACGTATTGAGTCGGGTTTAAATTACCCGTTACTTGTGTATCAAAACAAGGATAAGTTGAATTAACAGCGTCGTAAATAGCTTTTCTAACGTATTTATTTGGATTAATCATAATTAAAACTAAAATTAATTCAAAGATAAGACTTTTTTGTTATTTATAATGATTCTAAATATAATTTTTAGTATATTTTAATTATCGAATGCAAGCGATATAACAATTTAATAAAAATCCCTATTTTAAGTGCCTTGCATCGCTTTTTATAGGGTTTTTTGTATTATGGAAATTTGGAAAAAAATAAAGGATTTTGAAGATTATCAAGTTAGTAATTTAGGTAATGTAAAAAGTTTAAAGTTTGGTAAAGAAAAAGTATTAAATAAATATTTAAATAAACAAGGATATTATTGTGTTTGCTTAAGTGTTGATAATAAAAAGTGTAAAATAAACGTTCATATATTAGTTGCTAAAGCATTTTTTAATCATAAGCCTTGCGGTTATAAATTAGTAGTAAACCATAAAGATTTTGATCGAAGTAATAATAATTTAGATAATTTAGAAGTTGTTTCTCAAAGAGAAAATACTAATTTAAAACATTTTAATTTTACTTCAAAATATACAGGAGTTAGTTTTAATAAAACAAGTAATAAATGGATTTCTCAAATTCATATAAATGGTAAGCAAAAAAATTTAGGGTTATTCAATACAGAATTAGAGGCTCACAATAAATATAAAGAATACCTACTTAGCTTTACCATATTTGTTTAATACTTTTTTTAATTTGTCTAAATATTCTTCTCTACCCCTAATTAATGCAGGATATAGATAAGGTCTTGCTCTTAAATTTATTTGCTTTATTCCTTTGCCTTTAAACTTTATAGCTTGTTCTTTTAATTCTGTTGGAACGTCAACTAATCCACCCGTTCCAAATTCAACGAAAGGCGCATAAGGAGCTATAACACCACCAGCCTCAACGATCCAATTTAAAGGATTATCTTTTACTGCTTTTATAGATTGTCCTAATTTACCAAAATTAGTAGGAGCAGATTGTTTAGCGTATTTTTCAATATTACGAGCTACTTGTTCTGTAACTCCTTCAATATCTTTTTGAGCCTCTTTTCCGTACTTTTGTAAATTAGATATAACACTATTTATTCC